TCTCTATATAACAGGTTCGAAAACCTGTTGAGTCTATTATAGCAAACTGCTATAATTTGACAATATAAGTTACGAAGGTTCAACCTAATTTGGTTGACGGGTATCACAGGATTTTTTATAATCACAATAGCTGTACTACAGCAAAAATAAAAAATAATCACATGAAATTCAAAAAGGGTCTTAAATACTCTCTCAACGAGAATGGTGCCAAAAGGCAGTTCTTGAAGAAAGATATTGTAAATAAAAGCCTAAGAATAAATAAGGGTAGTGGAAGAAATCCGAGTTTAATAAACTCAAAATTTGGACTCTTACCACAGATATACTCAAATATTTTCTTAAAACTACCAGGAAAACTATCCCTGTGTAGTAGTGACGTGTCTGAGATTGTTGAAAAAACAATTGAAGCACATAACAAAATGTTATGTAACTATGGTGTGTTTACCGGAACAAAACGTTGGAAAAAAATTACCCAACATGCTGTTTTATTATTAGAGGGTCGTCAACCAGAGGCTGCGACTTTCTCTACTGGTAAAAGCGACTCATGGCCAACGGTCTTGAGTCATCTTCGAGTTCTAAGAAATATATTCTTCAATGAAGAGTTAGATCTTGAAATCCGAGCACACGCTTTAAAATTGTTTAATACTTTAATCAAACTTAATAAAGTTTGTCAAGGTCAAGCTGAGCTTGATCTTGAGAGTATTAAATATTCTTTCAAAATTCCAGTTGATATCGAGGAAGACTTCACAGCCTTCTTAGAATCACGCCTGGGTAAACAAGATGTAATTAAAAACTTGTCAAGACTTAGAATTAATTCTTTAAGTTTAGGTCCTGCAAATGGTCCAAACGGTGTTGATAAATTATCATCAGCCGCAGTAGAGGCACAGATGCTTACCGAGTCAAATAAACTATATTCTCACTTTGAAAATATATGTAGTTTGACTGGTAACTCAGCCTTCAATAATTATATGAAAACTTATTCATATAATTCTAAGGATAAGAGTATTGAGTTTGACGAATCAAAGGAATATTTCCTAAGAAAGTTAACTGCAATACCAGACCGAGGTAATAAGAGTCGTATTGTTGCAATTTGCGACATTTGGACTCAAACTGCTTTAGCACCACTAGAAAGGGAAGAAATAAGAATGTTGAAGGAGAATTTCTCCGAACACTCAGCTTTCTTCGATCACTCTCAAGGTTTTGATCAAATCTTGACCAAATATGATGAGAATTGGAAATCAATCGATGCCACGGCATGGACTGATAACTTTCCTCAGAGACTACAATACCTATATTTGAAATTCAAATATGGTAATGATTTCGCTTACTCTTGGCAACAGCTTGTTGTCAAATGTGATTGGAACGTCCCAAATTCAGATGTTACCGTAAAATACGGTAAAGGACAGGGAATGGGTACAAAAGGCTCATTTATAATAGCCTCTGTAACAGATCACCTTTTCATAGAAATGATACTCAATGAGTATCAGATCTTACCAGATTATATGAAGGTTGGAGACGACTTAGTCGCCTTTGATCCTGAAAATAAACTGATGTCCGCCTACGATAGAATTGGTGTACCGATCAATCTTGCTAAAAGCAAGTTTGCGGTTAACCAAAACAACTGGCTCGAATTTGTTTCTAGAAATGCGTGGAACAATATCGATGTATCATCGATATCGCCCTCACTGCTAAATTCAGTGACTAAACAACCGTTACTTTTTCCAACATTGTTGGAACACTTAAACGAGAGGTCTGGTCTACCTTTAGATATGTCGATCTTTGATCTAATTGAAAAATTAGAATTCAA